AAATGTTGTGCCTCCTCCAGGAGCTTACGCTGCTTCCATGCAGGGATATGCGAACCCATTCCTAGTGAAGGGGATTTCTTCCGTTTAATTTGCTTGACACTCATAAAATTGGGTTGGGTGGGGATGGGGGGTATAAGGTATCACCCACCCCCCTCCTGGGTGGTCCCCCTCCCCCGTTGTCCTATTACCATATCCGCCATCCGTATACCTCTATTGCCATTGCTATTGTATTACTTCTGTCCACCGAATGCGCCTAGTAAATTGCCACTAACCGATAACTCCTTGCCACCTTTGCCAGTATGTTCGAGCGATGCGCGGGCAACGTAGCCTCTGGTTCTTTCTAGCAACCATGCGCTACCTTGCCAGCCATTGCCGCATGATCGAACAACCGACGTAAGTTCTAGCTCGCCTTCGAACTGGGCTTGCTTGATGGCGTTGGCAAAGTCCGGATGCCGAGCTAGGTACAATTGCCAGCCTTGCCCGCCATCGAAGAAACCACAGCCAATGGCGATCCTTTCCAACGGGATGCCGAGCTTTGCCGCTTCAATAGCTTTTTTTGTAATCTCGGCAGAAAGGATTTTGAGTGGCCTTCCTACCTTCGCCTTGGGCTTTTCGATCACCAGGTTCTCGCCTTCCTTTTCCTTCGCCTTCGCCTTCGCCTTCGCCTTCATCCCCTTTCAATAGCTCAAATAATTTTTCTTTACCTTTTCCGTTGCCAATCGTCAGCAACTGTGTCTTCCTTTGCGTACGCCCTCCAATTATGGGCACTCTCAAATCATGAAACTTAAACCCTTCCTCTCAGCCCTCGCGCTCCTAATCGGAGCGTTCCTCGTAATCTCCGCCCTCGCGCTCTGCGTCGCAGAGTTCCTAGTGGGAGGTTCCCTTTGACTCTCTACCGTTGCAACGGCTTTCGAGCGGTTCGCGCCGAAGGCATCGCCGCCGCCGCTGAGATTTTCGCGAAACGTGCCGCTCGCCGCGCATTCGGTCGCCGCGGTTACGTCCGAACTATGGTTGAAGATTCCTACGTGCCGAATCTCTCGATTGTAGAGTTCGCCGCTTTCATTGGCTACAGCACGGGCCGCAACGAAACTACCGGTCATAACGTCCGTTTCACTGTAGTGCATGGGGGTGACAAGTGAGCAACGGCTTCATTCTCCACGAGGATCGCGACCGAGTGATCATCGCGACCGGCTTTGAAACTCCGAGCGATAACCGGAAAACGGGTGATATGATCCAAATTTGGATCCTAGTCCGATCTGTGAGCCCTACCGAAGCGATCCGGACGGGCTTGGATCGGCTTATCTGTGGATCTTGCGTCCATCGGGGCGACGGTCACGGTGGCGATCGTTCGTGTTACGTCAATGTTGGCCAAGCACCACAAGGGATTTGGAAGTCGTGGCGGGCCGGAAACTACCCTTTGCTGCGTTCCCTCGAAGCTTTCACTGGCCGCAAAGTCCGCTTCGGCGCATACGGAGATCCCGTGCATATCCCTTTGAGCCTCGCGCTTGCAATTGCCGGCGTCGCTTCCGGTCACACAGGCTACACACACCAATGGAGAAAACCCTCCCTCCAAGGATGGAAAACCCTCCTTATGGCCAGTGTGGACAGCATCGCGGAGCTTGTGATCGCTCGGTCAATGGGCTGGTCAACCTTTCGCGTCGGCTCCGAAGCTTCGATCGGCGAATCCCTTTGCGCTTCCGATCGCGATGGAACCCCATGCGCCATTTGCCAACTATGCGCTGGGAACCGAAACGGTCTCGAGTCTGTCCACATACCGCCACACGGAAAGGGTGCTGGTCACTTCGTTGAAGCCTGAATTCTCCGGGAGACTCCACAGGAAACTGTGGGGTCCGCCGGGTAATTGACGCCCGATTCAAATAATGAAAACCAAAGTAAACCCCTACCTCATCACAGCCACCGAAGCTCTTGAAAACGAAGGGTTCACACCCGCTACCCTCGAGGACTTCACCCGTAACGCCATGTGGGAAGCGACATCGCCCGCTTGCTGCACCGAAGGGTGTGTGGTGGAACCCGATGGCGCTTGTTCCCACGGGTGCCCGTCCATTCTCATCGCGCTAGGGCTGATTTAATGAAGCCCCTCTTAAGAGTCCTTGGCTATTTAGCCCTGTGTTTACTTTTCACCCTCCTCCTCATTCTCTCAGCCCTTGCGGGCAACGGTAAGTAAATCCCAAGCCATTCACCACGCCCCGTAGGTTCACCCCTACGGGCTTTTCTTTGCCCGTGTGGTCTCATCACCCCGCCCGCCGCCTTCCTTCCTTCCTAGGGCCCGCTTGCCGCTTGTCTTCCTAGTTGGCCAATCAACCCCCCCCCTTGTGTGTCGGTTCCCTTGGATCGGTTCCCCCTTCCTTCCTTTGCCCATAGTCTCGGATCCGGATTTGACACTAGCCCGCTAGGATACCCCCTAGGACATCGAGTGTCCCACCCCGCTATTTGCATAGCACTCCAAGGTAAGACATTCCATGTCCCACCCCGTTACATCCACTGCGACCTTGCCGGTATCACGCGATCTCATGGTGCGGTATTCGGGATTCTCCATACGCCATACGGAATTCGGAATTCGGAAATCCAGAATCGGAAATCCAGAATCGGGAATCGGGAAATCCGGAATCATGGTGCGGTCGAGTAGGCCAATCCAAGCAGTCCCCATTCTAAGCGACGATACCCCCGTTCCGCTCCCTACACTCCATCCGAGTATCAAACGCGCTCCTAGACCCCTCCAAGCTCCAGCAATCGACATCCATATCCATCCATCACAACCACCTTATACCCGATACTTCGTAATCAGTTGGGGTTCGCAATAAATGCCGCCGCCGCGGGGGGCGTAAGTCCCCCAAAAGCGTAGCGGCGCAGCATTTATTGACTCCCTTTTAAGGGAGTATGGAACTCCCTTTTAGGGGAGATAGCGGGGGGGGCTGGGAACTTTGTGCTACCGTGATCGGAAGTTCCTTTTGGATACTTGACGGGTGTCTTGAGACATGTGACCTTGGTTCTCTCATGAGTTACTTAGACAACGGTTCCACCTTACGCGCCATGTTCCGCCTGATGCCGCCCATGCGGCACGATGCCGATCCGACACGATCCGAGGTTGTGGCCCACATCCGCGAGAATATGAGGTGTGAATTGGGCCGTGCGATTCGTGCGTTTGATTCGATGCGCCATCTGAAGAGCGCGGTGTTGATATACGATCGTATCCATCGTCAGTGGCGTGGATGTGATTGGGTGCCTGCCGAGGAGGTGGATAAGATATCACTATTGATGAGTGTTGTTACGGAGTTGAAGCGTGATATATCGTCATTGAGATCGGAGCTTCGGAAGGTGAAGAACGAGATGGTCTTGTTGCGCCGGCGCAAGGGTGGCAGGAAGGATGAGGAGGTGGCCGACTCGCAGGATGATCCGGAACCCGAGCAGCAACAAGCCGCTCCCCCCGAAGAGAAAGCGGCTGATGGAGAAGACTGGTGGAAAGCTATGCGCGCCGCCTTGGCCGATGTGGAGGTGGTTGCGGCTCCTTCAGTTGCGCCCCGGTCATTAGCATCGGGTTCCACTGCTCCCACAGAATACCCTTGGGAGAATGACGAAGATGAAGTGAGCTAGACTGGAGCCGCGATCCGCGCTTGCAGAAGGCCAACTGGAACCTTCTAGGTTTGTTTTGGCCTACCTCATGCAGAACGGCTATCTCACGCGCCCAGTTGGCGAGTTCGCTGGAGCCGAAGCCTGAGTGGGCCAGTTCCATTGTGGTGAGTGGTTCATTGCTTTCCTTACGCTGAGGTTTGGCAACGTGATGCATCCAGACCCAAGCGACCTTGGTCTCGTGGAGGATGGGTTGGAGTTTGTTGCGAAGGAACACGCTGACCTCGCCCTGGTCACTGAGATCGCCGCCGAAGTAGGAGAACAGAGGATCGGCCACGATGACATCGAGCTTGGATTTGTGGATGAAGCGGCGGGCGTAGGCGAGGAACTGGTCGCCGGTACGGACGGCTTCGGTGCGGAAGTGGAGGTTTTCTTGGAGGATAGCGATCTCGCTGACGCTCATGTTGAGTCCTTTGATGACCCCGCGGAAGGCTTCGGCGAGGTCACCCTTGTCGTTCTCGGCCTGGATGACTCCGATCTTCAATCGCTTCACCGGCTTGATCCCGAAGAATTCGAGGCCGAGGCACCAGCGGATGACGATCTGCATCATGAGGCTGGACTTACCGATCCCGGTACCACCGCTGATGATCATGGAGGAGCCGCGGGTGAGCCAGCGTTTGCCGATCAGGTTGTCGGGATCGTTGTCTGGATCGAAGTTGATGAGGTCTTTGATCGAGACCACCGTGGACTTGTCGTCATCGGTCTCCCGGGAGGTGAGGTAGTCTTCCCATGAAGCGGAGCCGAGGTTAGTGGCCAACAGCTTCTGCTGGGATACAGGACTCCGCCATGCGCCCGGGAGCCGGGAGTAGCGCGAGGGGTTCTTGTTCTTGGCATCGATGCCCGGGATAGACGAGTAGATGATATCCCGGCGGATGTCCCATTCCTTGCGGTTGGGCGCATCTACGCGGACCCAGGCATGGATGGACTTGCCGCCGCTATCGATGAGTACGGTGATCGGGAGGCCCGAATCGCGGAATAGCTTCTCCTGTTCGGCCTTGGGCTTGTCATCGAACTCCACCAGGACATGGCGGTACGCGCTGACATCGTTGTCGGAGCCGCTGTAGAGGTTGGACTTGAAGGGGTTGATGCGAACGAAGATCCCCTCGCGTTCCGGTGATAGGATGCGGGATGCCGGATCATCGAAGCGGGCGATCCATTCCTCGATGGGAATGAATGATCCAGCAGTGACTGGCCTACCCTCCTCGACGGCATCACAGATACAGACTACTTCGGTGGGTGCGAAGGCGGCTTGAAGGAACCGCTTGAACTCGCTGGCTTGAGGATCGGGCGCAACCGCTGGTGACGGCCTCTTGAAGGAGACCTTGGTGATATCGAAGGGAGCGGTTGAGGGAGCCGATCCAGATT